TAGCTATCAACTTTCCTCCTGCCACATATCCAGTACCTGTAATTTCATTAGTGGCTGTATATATGGTTGTTGTCTCATCTAATGATGCAAGTGCAGTATACAATGCAATGTACAAAGAGTCAGTCTCTAAGTCATGTACACCATTTAGTATCTGCTCTTTAAAGCTTGTAGTTAGTCCCTGTCTTATGGTCATGTTATTTTAACCCTAACTTGACCTGATCTGTATGCATCCTGCCTTTCTAGACCATCACCCAGACGTTTGAGTTGACCCATAGCTTCTGCATACTTAGCTTCTACATTGCCAATTAGATCCTGCTCACCCTTCATAAACAAGTAAGCCTCTCTTAAAGAGCCATAGAATAATGCTGGATCAAAGTTATCTCCTAGCCAAGTAGTACTTGCTGTAACTATAGACTCTGGATAATAGTAGTAGTGCAGCTCTACATAATATTGAACATCAGGCGTTGGACCCACAATAAAGGACAGCTCAGTAGTTACTATGGCTGGATCTGTATTAGTGGTAGTAGGCCCAAATAGAGCATAGTACTGTGGAATCCCAGTATCTGTCTTAATAGGGAATGCCGCCCTTATAAAGTTAACATCCTTATCCAGCATGTACTCATAGGCTTGGGTTGTATTGTTTATAACCGCCATTGAATAAACTGCTAAGAAATCTAAAGGTGCTGACAGATACTGGTTATTAGCTGAGACTGTGCCAGTTACATTCTTACGCAGCGCTGGAATCTGAACACTGTTATATATCCTAGTCTCTGCCTGACGAACAAACGTAGGGATATACGCTATGAACTCCTGTTCGTAGTTTTCTGTATATGCCTGTATTGCGGCAGTAAGCTGAGTATAGTTAATTTTACTGACTCCTAGCCCATTGGGCCTCTAGACATAGTTCCCTTAGTTGCGGCACCATATCCACGCATTTTAATACCAGAAGTCTTAACATCATTCTTACCTGGATCTCCTGCGCTTACGCGAGGAACCGCTTCGCGTGGACCCAACTCAGTAGCTTTAAGAAGGTTAGGATCTCTCATCTTCTTAGGGATGTAAGGACCACCAGACATTGTATGTGGCACTGCGTACTCAGATGCAGGCTTATTGTTCTTAGCCATTTTTACCATCCTGGTACATAGCACGGGCTAGGTTACGGCCATACTTCTTCATAGCATCTGTAGTGACTCCGCCTTTTTTCAAAGATAGCTTGGTGCCTTTACTACCTTTGTGCTCTTGCTTGTCATGCTGCTTGAACGCTTTCTTAATCAAAGCTGCGTCTTGCTTCTTATCTTTTTTGTCCATGTCCTGCTCCTAAGTAGTAGATACCGTTACATTGCTAACTAATCCAGGTGCTGCCAAATAGTTAGGCGTTAGCCCATTATCATTATTCCTAGCGCCACCTACAGGAGCCCAGCCCCACTGAAATATTCTACTACCACCTTCAGGTGTTCCATCTGAATTAATATTTTGGCTTGGTGTTATCACCAGCTGCAATCCACTATATCCAGATTGGTAGTAGCCAACATCTGGCCTTGGTTCCCGTACTGCCTGTGGATCATTCACAGGATACATACCTAATGATAACTGAGGCTGATCCGGTTCCCAGCAATTCTTACATACTTTAATACTAGATATCTTTGTTTTAATTGTAAGCCTACGCAACTCTTTAAGCATATACCTGAACCCACAGCGATCACACTCCGCTATTGAATTCTTCTGTGATGCGTACTTACTAGCCATTTTATCTGTATGTGATCATGCGCGGAACAAACCGCAGTGGCGCTTTCTCTCTATCCTCATCAGCAGCCAATTGCCATGCCTCATCATATTGTGCTTTAAGCATTGGTACTCTATCAATTGCATTAGGTAGCTTAACTGACAGCATATATGCAAGGCCACAAACAATGGCGTTCTGGAATCTAAAGGGAATTCCTTCCACATTAATACCGTTGCCCGCATCTGGCATCCTAACCAGCCGCCAGTACACTAAATAATAATATGGTGACTCTACTGTACCTTGACTAGGTGAAGGCCACACAGTGACTTGTGGGACCTGTGGTACCGCACCCTGCACATTAGTTGTCTGTCCAGATCTACGGTTAATGTATATCTGAATAGGCCTACCCTGAGTTAACTTGTTAGGGATTGTAGAATAGGTAGATACACTAATTCTATTAATGTTCAAATCTGTCTGGTTACTTACCTGGCCAGGACTGGTACGAATCACAGTCTCAATCAGATCTACAGTATTATCCGGCAGATCATATGTGATAGTACCCTGTATTAATGGGATTGTACCCTGCTCAATAGTCCACAGGTTTATCCCACGATTGGCCCATTCAGTTAGAAGAAAGTTAAGACTTCTCCTAGCCGTTCTAAAGTCATAACCGCTACGCAGCTCAAGGCCGCATCTCTCAAAGGCTTCTTCTATAAGCTCATTGAGTGCTGGGTTAAATGTTGATGTGGCTACTGTATATGGCATCTAACATTTCCATTTTTTAAGACTTTTGTTAATGCGGCTATCTGGATCATTTGCCGTCTTAGCAGAAGTTAACTTCTTCTTTAAGCCTGACATCCTGGCACAGAATGACTTCTTACGGCTGCCACCTTCTGGCTGAGGAGCTTTAAGCCCTGGCTTGCCTGGGTTAGCCTTATTATAAGAAGCCCTGCCCTTAGCGTTTAAGCCGCCACTCTCAGACTTGCCTTCTTTTCGCGTCCATGCAGGAGTTGCCATTATAAGATCTTACCCCTTGTCTTACCACGCTGCGCTATACCATCTGCACGACTAGATGCTGATATCCTGCCACCTGATTTGCGCTTAACCATCCTTGCCCTTGCCTGTGCCATTTCCTGATCTAGCTCATTCTCAGCTGCGGCCCTATTCATAGCCTGACCAGTCATCCTAGCTTTTGCCTTATCTGCATAGTCATCCATACCTACTTCTGCTGGAGATCTATTCTTATACTGAGCTGCCTCTCTAGCATTCATCTCAGCCTCAGTTACAGGCTGTCCATTCCATGTGCCAGATATATACTTTCTATTCTTATCTGCCATTACTTGCCCATCTTCTCGCCAGATCCCAAAGATATGCGCTTACGCTTAGCATGCATATTTGCATGTAGCTTGCCACCCTTCTTATAGACTTTTACAGGCTCATTGCCATCACGCTTCTTGATCTGTCTAATCTTAACTGGGCTGATATCACCCATACCGCGAGAGGCCATCATGTTATACAAACTTCCCACGGGTCTTGCCTCTCTGGGCAATGCCATCTGCTCTCTTAGATGCTGAGCTTACTTTGCTCTTTACGCTACCACCGCGCTTCATCTCTTGAGCCGGCTCAGGCTGACTCTCAGCGGCTTGTGCACGGGCAGGTTGAGGAGCAAACTTCTTATCCCCTTGCTCACGCATTCTTTGCCCTGCCTGCTGCCGTCTTTCTTCTATCTCATCTTTTATGTTCTTGGCCTCAGAATCTCCACCACCTACTAGCTTTCCAAACAATCCCTTACCAGAAATAATTCCGTAGAGTGGACTTATAGAGCCAAGTATCTCGCTTGCTTTGCCCATCATTAACTCCCTAATTAAACCTTGCCGCCTTTCTTCATATTCTTATTACCCGGCATTGTGACCTGCTTTGCCTTGGTATGGCCTGATTTCTGAACAGTGTGCTCACCATGTGGCTTGTTACCACCAGCTACTACCTTGCCCATCTTAGATGCACCAACTGATCCGCCCTTCTTCATGCCAGGCTGCATTGCAGGCATAGCCGGTCCAGGCATCATTGCTTTAGCTTTAGCGGACATTGGTATACGACCCAGAGCGCTTAGAACTGAGCGGCCACCTGGAGCTTTTACCTTAGCCATTGATGCACCACCACGCTTCATGCTCATCTTTTCCATTGACTTAGAATCTTTCATTTCTCCGCCCTTTTTATCTCTACGGGCTTCGCTTAATGCTATAGCTATTCCCTGTTTAGGATTAGTCACCTTTTGCCCTGATGAGGACTTCAGTGACCCAGTTTTAAACTCATGCATTACTTTGCTGATTTTCTTGTTGTTCATACCATCCTGCCACGGGTCTTGCCACGCTGCGCAATTCCGTCTGCACGGCTAGAGGCTGAGCTAGCTAGTCCACCTTTCTTCAGGTTCTTTGCTTTTAGGGGGGAATAGTTCTTTCCCATTGCCTCTCTCTGGAACCACATGTTCTCAGATACTGGAAGCTTTTTCTTAGGCGGTTTGCCCATTTCTTCAGACCCATCAGAACCTTGCTGACGCTGAACAAAGGTAGACTTGCTAGCATTGCCAAAACTTTGCCGTCCATACTCAGCATCACCAGGCTGGGGCTGTCTACTGACAGATTTCTTTGGACCAGGTATTTCAGCTTTAACTGCCGGCTCTTCTCTCTTAACTTCTGGTGCCTTCTTAGGAGCATCATCCTTTACTTGGGTTGTATATCTCTTCCCATTATGCTCAAAGGTTTTAAGTCCAGCCTTTCTAGCTTCTGCAAATGCAGTACCAAATTTTGGTTGAGCTGCCTTAGCTGGCTCCTCACTCTTTGCCTCTTCTTTTCTTGCCCTAGGCTCAGCCGCCTTTCTTGATCCCATTCCGCCATAGCCAGTGTTAGCTGCTTTCTCTTTTAGATCCCAGATGCTTTCGTCTATATCTGGGCGGGAGTTAGATCTTGGCTCACCATAACTTACTTCCTCTCCGTCTGAAGACCTAACAGTATTGCCAGATGAATCCGTTAGCGCTCCACCTGCCATCTTCTTAATACGCTTCATACTATTCTCCCTTTGGTTTTTCCGCGCTGAGCTATACCATCAGCCCTTTTAGAAGCTGAGCTAACTGATCCGCCCTTCTTCATGCCAGTCTGCATCATCCTTTCCATTGCTTTGTTAGGCTCATCCATCTCAGTTGCAGAGAGCGCCTTATCTAATGGCTTAGTCATCTTACGCTGTAGGGTTGGCCCAAGCATTGCACCAAACCCAGCATTAGCTAACATTCCCATTATACAAACTTCCCTCTAGTCTTACCTCTTTGGGCGATACCATCTGCACGGCTAGAAGCTGAACCACCTTTAGCTAGCTTCTTGGTACCTCTATAACCCTCATCAGGAGAAGGAGCTTTTTCTTGATCTGGGAAATACTTATCATCAGGCCTAGTAGGAAACTTGTCTTTCTTATCCACTACTTTGGGTGCAATTATAATAGCAACCGTTCCGCCTTTAGCAAACCTCTTAACCTTGCCACCCTTCTTCATTGCAGTAGGCTGTTGGTTCAAAGTATTAGCAGGCTGGCTCAAGGGAAATCCAGGCTGTGGAATATTTACATTCTGCACAACACGCGGAGTTGTTGTTGCCTGTGTCTGCTGATTGCCATAGAAAGGATATGTAGGCTGCTGCGATCCTGGAGTTGTACCACCATCTGCCATTTTCTTGATTTTCATGATTTATCCGTAGAATACAGTCACGCCAGTAGTACCAGACGTAGATAAATATATACCATTAAGCGCAAGAATGCCCTCACCAGGAATCAATATTGTTTGTACATTGCCTGCTGCATTGCCATCAGTTGCCATTAGGAACCGCTGAGCATACACACAAGCTGTACCAGCATTAATCGTACCAGTGTTTACGTCCGTTACTGTGAATGTATTTGCGTTTAGAACAGAAATTACATAGTTACCAGCAGTTCCCTGCAGCGAGGCTACAGCAAAGTTTAACCCCAATGTTTGCCCATTAGTTAAGCCATGACCATTTTCAGTAACTGTAATTAGTGTACCAGTGCGCTCATATTCGGCGGTAACAGGGACGGTAGCGGTATCCCAGAGCGTAATTGCTGATGCCCCAGAAGACACTGTCATTAATCCTTTAAGTCTAGTTCTTCCTATGAGGAAAAACCCAGCAACATTTAAGTGCCCTGACTTTACGTCATATTGCATACTCATAATTAATCTCCTAAGGTAGGATAAGACTACGCGGGTTTAGATGCCTCAAGTCCGCTAATCTTTGCTATTAACTCAGCATTTTCTTTAGCAAGTTTGGCGGCATGTCCCATTGCAAAGTCTCTTTGGGATTCCAGAAGCGCCACAATTGTAGCAACTTCCGGATCTTCATGAGTCAACATTAGACAGTAACAGCTTGCCAGTTGCCAGAAGCATCAGATACAAACAGTAGTCCATCAGTAGAATCAATACCTAACGAACCTTTGCCTACACCAGAAGCAGCACCATCAACAAAATTACCTACCTTGATGACAACAGGAGCAGCGGCAGCATCATCAGCCAAGCGAATCTCAGCCTCTTTGTAGGCTTTAATAGAACCGCCACCACCAACTGGGTCTTGCATCTTCAAGTCCAGACCGTATGTAAAGCCGGAACCTGCTGTGCTGTTGGTCATTGCAATACCGAAGCCTGCGCGGGCAGAAGACTCTCCACCATCGCCATCAATAAAAGCCATAACTGCGGCATCAGCGGTATCAGTAGAGTCACCAACAACGCCCATCACACCGACTTTAGGGTATGTAGAAGCGTTTGTACCAGACATCAGGTAACGACCCATTACGCCAATGTAATAGGTGCTTGTTGTTGACTGATTGGTGGTTGAATAAACCTGACCTCTAACACCTTGAGCGCTAGAAGGATTGACTGCTGTAGAGCTACCAAAGGCGGCTGTAGGGTTAATCGTTGAGGTCAGAGCTGCAGAAGGAGTGCCCTCTGCTACAGAAGAAACTGTCTCGTATGGGGCTTCGCTTGAGCCAACTACAAAACCGTTCTGAGAGAATACGGGACCGCTAAAATGTGTTGCTGCCATGATATATTTCCTTTGTGTTATAGCACATGCCCATACAGTCTCTATAACGTCTGCCAAGCCAGTCTGTATGAGTCGGGGTTCTTGGGTTACTTATGTTTTATCACTTTATATGAGGGGTGTCAAGCATACTTAAACGCCCATCCTGTATATCTTCCACGAGTTATAGCACACCCAGATTTTAACGCTCTGTTAGCTGTAGATGGCTTAATATCTAGGGCCTTCCTGAGCTCAGAAATGCTTGGGTATAGTGTTTGCTTACCCTGACCGTCTGAGGCCACCACAGCCTTGCTAACCTTGTCTATGAACCCTTGAGACCTAGGCTTGCCATAGTTAAAGTTCTTTTCACCAGATAGGGACGCACTGATTTTGGCACGGGTTGATGGAGCCACAAAGTGACCCTGCATTGTCTTGATGCGCTTACTCTTCTCTTCATCTGTCTGGATACGCGCTTTGCTTGTTTTAGATATTCTGGCCTTAGCAGTTGCAGTGTGCTTATATCCCCATGTAGGGCTAAGAGATCCCACCATACCTAACATAGGCGCAGTGGCATCTACCCCAAGGTTATAACAATAGTCCTTGCCAACATGCTGTTTAAGCCACACTGTTTCCGCAGCCAATATATCTACACCAATCTCAAGCTCCTCAACTATTACAAATACAAATGCCGCTTCCCCATATTTAGTCCACGCATTTTGGAGCTTAGCGTTGGAGTGCTTATTCCCCCTCAGTTCAGAAAAGTGTCTTGTCTTGCGCCTAGAAAAATTAACTGCACTACCAACATAAAACTTATTGTTTATGACATTAATAATCTTGTATATGCCTTGCGTCATTGTGCTCTCCTTATCATTGAGAGACACATAATACACTAACTAATAATATAACACAACAGATAAAACAAAGGGGACCGAAGCCCCCTCTGCAACCCTTATTGCTATTGGGTTATTAAGCGCCTGCTGAACCGAACATACCCAACGGATCCGACCAACCAAAGCTGTAACGTTCACGGCTCTTGTAGCGGACGTTGCCTGTGTCAAAATCGCCATCCATTGACTGTTGCAG